CATAAACCCCGTCGTTATCATATGCTTCACGAAGTGCATCCTGCGCCGGGTTGCGGTAGAAGTTACCGGAAAGTGACATTTCAGACGGAGCAGGAAGGCCGTTGATATTTTCCGTTTCATCCGAACAGAGCGTTGTCACGTCAATATCGTTTTTCTGACCAGCGGTAAAGCTTGCCTGTTTGATAGTGCAACTCAGGTTTAACCAGGTTGCGGTATCCAGCTCTGCCGCGGTGACCGGCACAGAGGTAATCATTACTACCGTTTTTTGGGCACGTTCAAATAGTGCTGACATCGCAGCCTCCATAAATGAAAAAACCGCCAGCGGCGGTCGGATTGGATTGGTTTTTGTCAGGCAATGACCGTTATTTCGAGGGTTGCCCGATGAAGATGGGTTGTCGTGTCGTAGCCAGGAATTTTTGTCACCTCGACAGGTGAAAGAACCTGCAGGCGAGCCAGGGCGTCCAGGCGTAACGCTCTGGCTTCGTCATTCGTTTCAGCCCATACATCAACCTGAATGCGCAGTGTCGACTCTGCTTGGCCGCAGAAAACATCTCCGGCAACATCAGTCGGTATCGAGAAAATGACATAGGGGGTGGAAACTGCAGGAAGGCCGTCGCTGCCTAGCGGCACCACATACGGATAAACCCGCCCGTCTGCCAGCGACGACAGCAGGTCATAGAGATCATCCTCTGTCATTTTGATAACACCTCATCGATAGCCTGATTCATCCGCTGCATCGCCACCTGCGTAGCTTCTTCCATGCGGGTATCAAAAGCTGGGCGAACAAACGGATGTGCAGGCGCCGTAGATGTTCCCAGCTCCACGAAGCGCCAGTAAAACGCATTCCGCTTGTTGCTGGCCTTCATTGTATTGTCGCTGTTCCCCGTTCGCGGGTTAACGCCACGAATATGCACCCCAGATGAAATTTCACCGCTACGGCGACTTTTCTGGGTGACAACAACAACGTTTTTCTTCAGTTTTCCGGATTTCTCAGGAGCGCGATCAATCACCTCCTCGCGGAGCAATTCGGCACCAGCACGGGTCGACTCCCGGAGAACTTTATTATTTTCGGCCTTGCTGAGCGTTTGCAGATCGCGGGCAATATCCTGCAACCCGGAAAAATCCAGATTCACATCAATCATTTTTCGGTCCCCTGTTTGCAGAGAATTTCCAGCCGGGTGCCTTTGATATCCGGAACCGGAGGCCCGGTAACGTTAAGAACTGCGCCTTTAAACGGGCCAGTGCGTACTTTCAGGCGGGAAGACGCCGAAATATCTGTACGAAAACGCATCCAGACTCGGATTGTCGCATCAGCTTGCTCTACGCCAGCGACTAACAGCTCACGACCGCTGATCCCTTTAACCTCGGCCCAGATAGTTTTTCCATCAGCCCAGCTTTCTACCGGCTGGCCGGAAGGTGTTTTTGATATTGTGAAGTTCTGAATAGTGACGCGATGCCGTAATCGTCCTGCCTGCATAATTCCTCCTAGAGCGGAATATAGCGGTACGGCTCTATCAGCGATGTAAAGCCAAATGGGATGCTGGTTTTTGCTGCGTCTGACGACTCTTCTCTGTTTTCATACCAGTGCCCGACAAGCAGCATCAGCGCAAGGAGGATGTCGTCAGCAATCACCAGCCCGTCAGGATCAGTTTCCGGCACTTCGTCTTCATAAAGATGGCGGTTGATGAAGTTCTCCGCCTTTCGGCGCGCGGCACCATAATAGAGCGTAAGCGTCTCATCTTCCGTTGTGTCGTCGATATCAATCCGGCACTGAGCTCGTAACTTCTCAATCGTTGTGCTCATGTATTTTCCCTGGCCCGCAGCGAACTGCGGGCATAAAAAAACCGCCGGAGCGGTGGAGGTTGAAGCTGATTATTGCCTTAGCCGCCAGATGCCGGTTTACCCACCAGCGCCTTAATCGCGCCGGTATCTTCCAGTACGCAGTCGAAGCGGTGGAAGGCCAGGAAGCCAGTCTGATCGTACTCTGCGTAACGCTCAACCAGCCGTTTCAGCGTCATGTAAGTGACGCGACGAACGATAAAGCGGTTAAAATCGCCGAAGTAGGCAAATTTGGCACCAGCCGCGATATCAGGAATAGCCTGGTCAACGACATACGGCACCTGCAGAACAGTAGCAGGTGCGCCACCGATAATGTTCGGTAACCAGAGCGGGCGGCCCTGTCCGTCCTCCATTTCCTCCACCAGCTGCAACGTTGCATCGTTAAAGGCCCAGCGTACCTTTGGACCGTTACGGTATGCCGGGTCGACAGAGTGCTTCAGTGCGTTCAGCTCTTTCCAGGTAAAGGTGGTCGCTGCTGCGGTATTTTTGGTGCCAGTTACCGACGCAGCCAGCCCTTTAGGCTGCAGCGGGGTGCCGGTGCCGGTCCCTAATACCAGATACTTCGCTTCACCACGTCCGATGCGAGTGGCGATACGCGCGGCCAGGAACGCCTCGATATCTACGCCGCTGTCCTGGAGCAGTTCATTGGATACGCGAATGATTTTAGAGGACAGTTTTTTAGCCCCCAGCGTTGCACCGCCGAAAGACACGTCTTCTTCACTGGTTTCAGTGTTTTCGCCCAGCAGTTCACCTTCTTCAGTGGTACCGTCAGAGGTAGCCCAGTCAATGTCCTGGCCGTTGGCGGTATTCAGAATTTGCGCCACACTGGCAATTCCACCGTAATCTTTCAGTGCTTCGACGATCTTATTGCGGAACTGGGTTGGTACGGTGTAACCCCCTTTTTCATCCGGCGTCGTGCCCTGAGCACGCAGCTCCTTTAAAGCCTGGCGTTCTTCAGCGCTCATCTCGCCAAGACCACGGCGCAAAAACGCATTAAACGCCGCAGCACGACGTTCGTTAGCCTGTGCTTCCGGGTTTGCTGGATCACGATTCTGCTGCTGGCGCTGTTCCGGCTCGTTTTCGTGGATATAGTCCTGATCCTGGCGGCGCAGTTCCTCTTCGCGCGCAATACGCTCATCAAGGGCGTCAAGCTCCGATTTTGCAGCGTTCCACTGAGTACGCTGCTCATCGGTCCAGGGGGTATCACCAATTTTGTCATGCAGGGCACGCATATCTTTGGCGATGGTGTTACGTTTTTGCTTCATTTCATGCAGTTTCATGATTTTTCCTTACGCGTTAAGAAGGGTCAGCAGGCGCTCACGCGCCATTCGTTGATTAATGGCGTTCTTTAGCGCACCGCTGTCGCGCGCCTCCTGCCAGGCTTTCATCGATCGGACGCCGGAGTCGGCCTCCTGATATGCGGGATAAGTCACCGGACTGACATCAAACAGCCGGGAAAACTTCGATATTTCACGAATAACGATCCCTTCATCGTCCTGGTACCAATTTTCACCGTCATGGGATACCCGGAAGGCAAAAGATGACTGGCTAATATCACCGCGCATCATCGGCGCCAGCACCAGATCGCGGATAGTTTGCGTATCCGGCGCTGTAATGTCGTAACGCAGGCCGCGCTCATCGACAGACAGGGATAGCGTCCCGGCAGCGCTCCGTCCGAGAATAAAGTTGGGGTCATGGTTAAACAGCCCGCGAACATCATCATTCAGCACATCGTCAAATGCTCCGGGCTTGATGATTTCACGGAATCCCCACAGGGGTTCAGAACGGCTGTTGAACACCGAGCCATAGCCCAGAATGCGGGTAGGTTCATCGGTGCGTTGCTCGGCTCTGACCTCCCCGCTGTAACAGCGCGTTTCACGGTCATTCATTGGGCTTTTCCTCGTCGGTTTTAGGTGCCTTAAAATCGTCTGCGGGGTTCGCGGCGTTAACGCTCACCAGCATTTCATCCAGGCCATCTACCGGATTCATGTCTTCGAAGGCTCGCGCTTCATTGCGGCTCATCCAGCCATCAGTGATCGCAAAGTGGTAGAACTGAGCACGTTCCTGCGGGGTCCCGCGTAGCAGGCCTGTCAGGTTAAACCTGACGTAATATCCGGCGGCCAGTTCAGCACGGGTGAACAGGCGGCGATTGAGTTCCTGTTCCCAGTTCGTTACCCACGGCATGATCGTATAGCGGACAAACTGAATGGCCTGCTGCGTAATATTTGAGAAAGTGGCTTTTTCGAGATCGTTAATCATGTGCGCCGGTACATTAAATATCCCGGCAATCATCGACCGGTTCAGCTTCGACATATCAATGATCTGGGCATCAACCGGGGAAACGGTGAGCGCTTTGTAATCCAGCTCTGCCGGGAGAAGCATTGTTTTATTCTCCTGGCTGCGCAAAGCAGCTGTAGCTTTTTGCCACATGCTTTTTAAACGCCCCCAGCTTTCTTCATTCAGCTGGTTTTTCACCGAAATAATGCCAGCGGGTCGCGCATTACCGTTGAAGAATGAACTGGTATAAGCCTGCCCGCTCATCCCCATGCCTATCGTCTCGGCATGCTGCATAATTGGGCTAAGCCCCATCTTCTGGTTGTTACCCAGCGCCCGGATATGCACCATATCGTCGGGATTGACGGCGAACGCCCCCTCTTCGTTGTAAACGCCATAGGTATAACGCCCCCCCGTGTTAAGCAGTGTTGTTTCCCAGGGCATGCAGCATTCCAGCCCGGAAACTTCACCACGACGGGAACGCTTCACCCAGGTGTAACCATTCCCCCAGCCCAAAATATGACGCTGTTTTAACTCACGCCACTTATAGCTGGTCTGCCACATATTCGGCTCATCGTGAACCAGGTAAAACACAGGGTGATCGCGGGCAGCTTCAACCTTGTTATTGGTTTTCCGCATAACGTGCAGTGGCATCTGAGCGATATTCGAAGAGATAACGTAAATACAGGCATACACCGCAGCCAGCTTCATTGCCGTTTGCGGGCTGACAAATACGTCTCGGGCAAACACGTTATCGGTTTCTGCCGATTCACTCGTGATCGGAGTAGCCGGGTTTTCCAGTGGTTCACTGCGAAAAAGAGCATCAAGCAGCATTATTCCCCCTCATTGCCGCTAATAGCGCATAAATGAGTAGCAGGGTTCCCGACATCATCAGAGACATTGCCAGCCCGAACTGGAGATACACGCCTGCAGCAAGCGAACCAAACCCGGTAAGCCCGATAACATCAGTGATTAGAGTTTTCATAGAAGTAAAAGGTCTTCGTCAGGATCGATAGTGGACAGGAAGTCAACCTCACCACCACCGTTAACAAGCAAGCGACTCATCGCAATAAACATCGCGACAGGACCGTCAATTTTGTTTTCAGGCGTGGCCTTGTTGGGGAAAATATTCTCGTTTTTGTCTGGTTTGACGGTGACATTTGACATCATCCATGTCATCACCGGATTGCCATCGTGATGAAAACGCCCGGCGTAAATTTTTGCCTCAACCTCCTTCATTGCTTCAGACAGGTTTTTAACCGTCTGAGGGACTTCAACAATCGGTACACCTTCAGCTGCTACCGACAAAGCAAACTGAGTGGCACTCCACGGGTCGTATGCAAACTCGTTCAGCGAGTTACCTCGCGCCCATTCGATCGTTTCCTCTTTAATTACTGCGTGGTCAACGACATCGCCATCGGTAAACTCAAGGAATCCAGCTAGATTCCATTTTCTGTAAAGGTCCGCCTGCTGCTTGGAACAGGCTTCCAGCCGACCTTCAGGTATCCAGAATCTGGAGCGGACATAAACATCGCCATTTGGAGCAAGCCAGACTTTAACTGCAGCTGAAATATCAATTTTGTTGGAAAGGTCAACGCCGAGCCACATTGACCAGTTGGCCGAAGTGGAGTCGTCCCAGTCGTCACGGCATTTTTCCCAGCGCGCCATATCCATCCATGCTTTTTCACCCTGCACCCAGATATTGAGAT